CAAACTCAACCCAGGTCGAATATCCCTCCTGGTTTGCAAATTCTTGATATGCCTTGTTCAGCATAAGTGCAGTATATGTCATACCGTACATATCCGAATACCCACCGTTTGCACCATATTCGTGCATATCCTTTTGGTTTGGAACTTGGATTCCCATTATCTTCAATTTAGCAGATGGAAATTCAAGATGCAGGGTGTCCGCAAAGGTTTTGACGGTGTTCATCATTGAACTGAAATCCGATTTGAATGGAGATAACCCGTTCCAAGTCAAAAGGACATAAACCGCATCTATTGTTCCACCACTATATTCATTCGCATACGGTACGAAAGACATCTTGTTATTTGTCAGATCCCAGAGCGGATTTTGCACATCCGCATCGACACTTGTAAAATTGATTGTCGCATCACCGTTCCCACTCACCTTTGTAAGAGTCCCGGAAGATGTCGGAGTATCGGAAGCGGAAGATACCGTGCAAAGGATATTTCCAACACCGTTCACGATATTCACCTCTTCTACCGTATAATTGTGTCCGTTGTTAGAATAAACGGAACGGAATCCAATACTTGTAACACCGGACACCTGGAAACGGAAGGCACTCGCACCCTTAATTGTGTAGTTGTACCAAGTCCAGCCACCCGCACCAAAATATCCTGCGAGATTTTTCGTTTTAGAACCGCAGAATGAGATATTTGATAATCCCTTCCCCGATGGCGTTCCCCCCGACCCCGTCAGTCTACGGTATGCCTCGGCAGGCCAATCTCCACCTACCGTCAAAGAATCACCGAAACATAGTATCTTCTTGCTCAATGCCGGGGAAACGGGTGACGCAACCGTAACAAGTTCGCAAGTCTTTGTGCCGACAACATTCCCAAAATCATCTTGAACATTAATTTGGAAAGAGACTGTTCCAACATCCCCTGCGACCGGAGTATATTCAAAGTACCGACCATATCTCGAACCCTTTGTGCATATGACTTGGATGTCATATTTTGACAAATCAACGGCACAAACTATTCCTCGGTAGAATAATTGCAAGGTGTCACCTACCACCGCATAGATTTTGTCCGGGAGTGAGACCTCAATTTGTTGTTGCTCCTCCGGCTGAAGGTCGTCTATCTCCTTCTGCAATTTTGAAAGGATTTCAAGGACATATCCAACCGTAACCGTGTGGTTGGAAGAAAGGCATTGAACGGCAAGATACTTTCCCGATGACGGGATAGCCAAAGAATCCGTTTTCTTTGTAGCCGTCATCGGCCCAGCAATAGATGCGGATTGCCCAACCTCTATCCGTTCATAAATTCCCCAAAGGTTGATATAATTGTTGTTTACATTCTGCGAGTCTACGGATATAGTTCCATCTAGGCCAACTATGTCGGAAATGTCAAAAACGGCTAAAGCATATTGCCCCCCATCGGTTTTTCTGATAGTCCCTTGAAGCATATAAAATCCATCATAGAATGATGGCGATGGTGTATCGTTCTTCTCCGTCAGTCTGTCCTCTATATTATTATCCAGCGCCACAATCTCCTCCGACAGGGAAGATATATCTGCCGTGATACCCTCAAGAGAATCAGAAATACCTTCGCTTGTTACATTAACATCAATCTGCACATTATTGCCACACCAAAAGAGTAAGAATTTAGCGTTTCCCGTAGGGATGAAATCGGAAAGTGTAGTGGTATTTTGTGCCAAATAATCAAGTGTGACAATATTTATATCCACACGATTAGCCGAAGATGAAGATGTGCTTGTTGACACGGCAACACCAGACATATTTACATTCTTCGTAAAAACAAGGGTGTATTTCTTGCCCGTCTCTAATTCATTCGGCAGTTCAATGGATAGCCATCCCGAACCCGTTTTGCTCCCGGATGCAGTCATATTCAATCCATTCACTTTTTGGGATAACTGACTGACTTGGTTTTCCGTGTTAGTCAACCTTGTGTCATACCCAGCTACTATGGCATGGTCGTTCTCAGCCTGGTCATGGTCGGCAGCGGCAGTCGTATGGTCTGAGGCAGCAGTATTATGGTCAGCAGCTGCTTGCGTGTGGTCGGAGGCAGCTTGGGTTTCACGGGCAGTCTCTGCGCTTACCCTTCCTGTCTCGGCTGTGACTCTTGCGGTTTCGGCGTCTGCACGAGCGGATTCTGCCGTCACCCTCGCGCTTTCTGCGCTTACTCTGGCTGATTCAGCGGACGCTCTCGCATTCTCGGCACTGACTCGTCCGGCTTCGTTCGCCTCATAACCTGCTATATCCTCGGCGATTTCTGCGGCCTTGGCGTCCACGTTCCGGATGGCTGTTTCCATATCGGTCTGTAGCGCTCCGAACTGCTGCGCACGGGAGAGTTCTGCGGCCCCACGGGCGGTCTCGTTGCTCTGTCTCTCTGTTTCAGCGGACTCGCGTGCGACTTCTTCGGTGGCCCTGCTCGTCTCCGCGCTTGCCCGGCCAGACTCGGCACTTGCGCGTGCGGCCTCTGCTGATGCTCTGCTTGCCTCGGCGCTCTGCCTTGCTGATTCTGCGCTTGCTCTTGCGGCTTCCGCTCCTGCTCTTGCGCTCTCTGCTGACACTCTCTGCGATTCTGCGGCTTCCACTGCGGATTCCACTGCGCTTGCCCCTGCAGCAGCGTTCCTTGCGGCTTGCAGCACAGCCTGATATTCCGCCTCGAACTCGGCTTCCGTCCCTTCGAAATGCTTATATTTAACGGCGAGGTCATAGATAGACTGTCCTGCCTGAGTTGATTTGAGCCATACGGTATCGTCCGTTCCCGGTGTTACGCCCTGGTTCGGTTTCAGTGCAGTATAGGAGCAACCATCGCCCCCATCGTTGACAGCGTAGAGTACCATATCGAGCATCTCGTAGCTATCTGTCGATGCCCACGCCCCCTTGGGGGTGATGCCTACTTTTGCTAATTTAGTATCTGCCATATCGTTTTTAGTTTCTTAAATAAAGAGTTCCGTTATCTATGTATAGCCGCTCAGAGAGAGCAGGATAAGGTTCCACGACGTGAATCCACAGGTCACTGTCGACGTAAATCTCAGGCCAAATGACTGCGCCCGTAAGACCGCGTTCGCCCTGCTGCCCCCTTATGTTATGGAAAGCGAAGTGAATGTCTTTCTGCTCATCGGGGCCACTGGTGCTCACGTCAACTGAAGGGATGCCTGTTTCGTTGTCAACTTCGGCGGTCACTTCGCCGACCTTGGCTGCCGGTCCGACGGGGCCGGGAGGACCCATCTTCTCCATCAACGCGGAGGTGACAGTAGTGTATTCGAGATACACGCGCTCGGGCTCTTCACCTTCGTCCACGGCGAGCCAAGAGTGTTCAACCAAGTAGAAAGCATCCTTGGTATCGAATGTGACCATCTCCTTTTCGCCGTCGTTCTCAATGAATTTCAGTGCATACGAGCCGAGATACTTCTGGTCCTTGCCATAATATATGAAATGCAGCGTGTTCGCATCCACATCGAACTCCTTGATGCGGACTTTTTTTGTCCCCACGTTGAGTTCTATGGCTATGTCGCGCCCTTCAAAATCGTAAGGCTGCTCATCCGCATCGACTATCGTCCATCGGATGTCTATATCGTTACCTATGCGTATCTTCTGACTCATAATCCAATAGGTTTTCTAAATATCCACAGCAGGGACAGCGCGAGACCTCCCGCGAGCCACCAGAATGCCTTGAGGCGGAAAGATTGCCACCAAGTGAGCTCTTTTTCCACCTCCACGGGCACTTCCTTTATCTGAATATGCGATGTTGTCGTGTCCGCCACAGGAATCTCAACGGGAACGGAAATGACCTGCGGTATGGTACGGAGAGTATGGGTAAGAAAGCCGCCCGATACGATAGCGTCGGAAACGGCGTAGGTATTCTCCAAGTGCGATGAGGTGTCTTTGGTGACAATTTTTTCCACCTCCACAGGAATTCCGAAGGAGACGGTGTCGTGAACAAGCCGCTCCTCTATCTTCGTCACGGTAGAGTCGCGCACGATTACCTTCTCGATGACTTTCGGAGTGCACCCCGCCAGGAGCAACGCCAACACAAATAATATGGCCAGCCATTCAGTTCTCATAAGTTTCTTAACATACTTTTGCCATACATCAAGGCAGCGACGCGTCTTACCCATCCGTCATAAAAGTCTAAGTTTTGTGACCTGTTATATGTTATCGTGGCGAGATATTCAAGCCTCGCCCTCTTTATCTCAAAGTGCAGCTTGCGCGGTTTCCAGTTGTTTATCGCGGCGATGGTCTTGGGGCCTACAATGCCATCGGTCTTCGTGCCGACGATCCCCTGCACCTTCTTTATCATCCCAAGGCCGCTGTTATAGCACCAATCTACCATAGCCTCGGCTACCGACTGGTCGCGTATCATATCGGCGTTGCAGGCATCCCAGAACTTACCTTTCGCGATGGATCGCCATTGTTGCTCCGTCATGTGCTTGAGGTCTTCGGGAGTGGCGTTAGGGTTGATGTATTGGCGGTATGTATCAAGCGTTACGCCTCTGTTCGTCCAGCCGCCCGCGTCGTTCTTCGTTAGACCGAAGCCTCCCTCCCAGGAGTTCAGTCCTACTGCATATTTCTCGAAGTCTGCCATAGTGTTCGTTTGCGGTAAAGTTAGAGGATTTTCAGAATTATTGCAATAAAAGTGGTTATAAATCTGACCATGTGCCGTTTCGCTTTATCTGTACGGCAGAAGATGAGACTCGCAATCCATAAGAGCCATTAACGAGCTCGATTATCGGAGAATCGCCGGATAGTCTCGCCATAATGTATGAATCCGCCGAGAGCGCCGCACGGAAACCGTCACTGGCGATTTCGGTCTTCTTTACTGATGAGCTCCAAAGAATAGAGCTTGCAGATACTGAACCTGAACTCTTGGCCGTTATACTTCCAGCTTGCATCTGCGCCAAGTTAGTGAAATAAACAGATACTTGTGCGGTTACGGAGTGCGAGCCCGATGCAACCGCAATGCTGGCGGCAGGGAGGTATATCGTTACAGATTTTGAGGTCGAATCCAAAGTCTCATTATTACCATAGTACCAAGCCACTTCATTGCCATCAACCAGCCATCTTACGATCGGGACAAAATATTGGGTACCCTGCACCGCCGATGTGCGTGTTACATTAATGGTAACGCCAACCCTCGGCAGCGATAAAATCCTCGACTGCGATAACGACCGCGAGGACACAATGGTCTTGGAGTAAGTTACAGTCCTTTCATCTACGCTCGCGCTATAACTAATAGCTGAGCCTATTGTCGCATTAGACCACGACTGCGGATTCGAAGGGTCGGAAGTTGATTGCGCACTAAGCTCACTTAAGGCGTTACCGCTAATGAGCAGTCGTTCCTGATTTGTCGAATCAAACATTCGGAGGTAGTCATCTTGCATCTGAAGATACCCATTTCCGCTTGATGTAGTGAGAATTTTGTCCGCCTCCACCTTCTGCGCTCTCACGGCATTGATAAATGCGTTTGTTGCTGTGATGCTTCCCACATCAATCGCTTCCGCAGCAATCTTCTGTGCAATGAGCAGCGGTGTCATCATAGGGGTCATATAAGACATTGCCTCCCAATAAGTGTTGCCACCGGAAGTGCCAGGCTTGTTGCTGCTGGAGGAAGTTACGCCGTTATGCGCCGCCTTTGCCTTATATGGAGTTATCGTTGTGGTTGCGCCAATATGAACGTTTTCTAGGATAACGACATCGACATAGCGCGTACCACTTGTTAGCGCCTCGTCGTTTCGGTATTGTTTGCCCGTTTCCCAAGTAGATACGCGGACCATGCAACCAGCAATACCCTGCGGGCCCTGTCCGCCGGGACTGCCTGGGTCGCCATCTTCACCATAGTGCGCCACGGAATATGAGGGGTCGCCATAATTACCATCAGTGTACAGTAACCGAATGCGAGTCCAAAGATATGTGCCCTTCACGTATGTGCTCGGCACTGTCGTTTGCCAAACTCCCGTTGGCGCAGTTGTGCCACTTGTCCCAACTTGATACCTTATTTCCTGTCCTACGACGCCCCTACCGTCACTACCGGGGCTTCCGTCACTCCCCGCAGCGCCCGGATCGCCCTTCGCTCCGTTAGCCACCTTGTTAATGGGAATAGTCTCTTGGTCCCAAATATTAGCGGAAGAAGAGCCTGCACGAAGAGTTACGACATGAGAACTCTTTGTCGTATCCACATCGAATTCGTAACCGTTCGACCCGCTATATGTTACGCCCGAACCATCCACGCCAAGCCATAACAAACCGGAGGGTAGTGAAGTTAAGAGCGTGCGCCCCACGGCGCCGTTGCTTACCTGTGCCGTTTTGTAAATCTTGACATTGATGGTCGATGAACTGATAGCGTCAATTGTTGTGTTGTACGCTATAGAATCGGGCGTGCAGATGAGTTCATATTTTGATGCTCCGACGAGTCTGGTTAGGTTGAGTTGCGCCGTGTAGGTTTTGCCTTTATATGTCGCCGAAACGACAACTTGACCCGATACAACAGTCATGGCAGAGACGGTGATCGTATTGCCACTTCTCGACACAGTGAGTCCCGAGGATGCCGTATGGCTATATGTTACGCCACTCGTCACGGCTTCGCCTCCTTCGTATAAGGTCGCAGTGCTCACTACATTGCCGCTCAGCTTATTGAGCTCCGCATCGTACAGCATCGAGTCATTCTGATTGTCGAGGTCAAGGAAGATAACACTACTTGCCGCCCCTTCGTCGGCATTCATCAACGTAAAACCATACTGCACGGTCGTGTTATCACTCATAGTCGCAATGACGGTAAATAGCGTGCTTATGCCATTTGACCCTAAATCAGAATGGGACAACGCCGCAACATTTCCAGTCCACCCAGCATAAGCCCGATTCCAGTTAGCATCGGCGGTTGGTGCACCAGAGTCGCGTTCGATAGCCCAAGATGCAACTTGGCTGTTGAGGTTGTCGAATCCCTGCAAGACATTAAAGCCAATGTTGATCGTATCTCCGTCGGAGAGCACATTCTGCCCAGTCCAGTCAAGTTCTATATGTAAGGGCAAGCCAACCTGCTGTATGCGGCCCGTCATATAGATATTCTCTATGTAGGTAGAATATCCGCTCATACCGGGAAGCCCCAGGTCGGCAAGGTTTGACAGCTCTCCGAACTGTGCCGCGACGTTGGACGCTTGGAACTCCCAAGTGTTAACATTCTTGAGATATCTCTCGTAAGTCCTTGTCGAGTATCTGCTTGACTGCCTATCCGCGTGATTCACCCCGTCGAAATTGCCATAGCATACGAAGTGCATCTGTGCGCAAGGGTGGAAGGTCTCAGTCCAAGATGTGGACGTTGGACGCAGTACATAGCGGAAGCACTGATTGTTAGCTCCCAGCACCTCAGTGATACGAAAGTATGTCGTATAGAAGCCGGAAAAATGGAAATTGCCCTTGCTGTCATCGAGGTCGGCCACGGCATTACTATTCTCGTTGATAGAGTCGTGGAAGATACCCATACAGATGTCTTCCTCGGCAACCTTTCCGATTTCACCATCCTCAAGCTTGAGGTTTATAGTTCCCGTGTTCAGCACATTACCTTGACCGTCTATATCCGGTGTTACACTACCAATGATACCACCTCCAGGTGCCCTCCATTGGTTGCCAACCTGTACCTCGGTGCGGTTATACCGCATTTCAGGCACTTCAAGCCATTTGCGCAGACGCATAGAGTCGAACTCGGCGTGACCCGACTCGTCAATGCTGGCGGCAGGAACCTCCATCGCTGTCTGCTGCGCACCCTCATCATAGTCACCGATAGCGCCGAAGGTAGCTCCAGCGGCCATCCGGAGCTTACCAACCGCGACATCATCGTGCTCCTTGGAGAGGAAACTTTTCTGCGAAGCGGCGCCCATCCGCGATATCGCGCTATCAATCTGAGCATTAATGCTGGACGGAGAAATAGCCCCACCATACGGTGTGCGACTGAGGACGTTCTCGGACAAGACTACATCCACTGACGGACGCATCACCGCGCCCTCGTGCCAGGTGAGCGTCATAGACCGTATAGCCAAGCCAAGTACCTGTCCGCCCGAAAAGCGAGGGTCGTATATCTTCATTACTTTGCCGACGGACAGCTGGCTCATCAATGTAACATTTTCGTTACCTAAAAGGGTTTCGATACGCACGGGGTCAAGCTGCACGGCCCATGTCGGGTTTGCATACGCTTCCGTGTCAAGGGCCTCCTGCTTCTTCTCATTCAGTTTCTTCTCAGCCCACAGCACATAAATGTGTGGCATATCAATTCCCGTGAAGAAAAAGTGGTCGCCAGCTACGGGCTTCGCGCTCGTGGCATTAGGGATATATTTGCCTGTGCTGTCCACTTCCGCATCGCTCTTCGCCAAAGTCAGCATCCACTCCGATTGCACGCCGTTCAGTGTCTTAGACTGGTCAAAGACGGGCCAGTCCATTATCGTAAACTCATAATCGCTGGATACGGACATCCAACCGTCAGAGAACACTATCTTCGCCTCATTACCCAAGCGGTCGCCGAGGATAGGCTCCCACACTCGCTTCATATATTCGAGTGCGCTTTCGTTTGCACCCTTCGAGGTCTGCCATATATTCTTCACCCATACGCGGAAGCAATAGGGATTATCATTGGCATCTACGGTCTGTGTCAAGAAAAGGCGTACATCCTGAAGCCCAACAACCCTGCTCGTCTGCTGGTCTGTTGGGAATTTGTTCATAACGAAAGTTATCTTCAGCCGATAGTCGTCACCACCAGGAATGGACGATATGGGGAATTGCTCTCCGTCAGAAATACGCTCCGCTACTATTTTGGTGTAGTCGGTGTTGATGGTTGCGACATAGGCGAAGTTGGGCTCGACGGCACCCGTCGTATCGTCGCTCATATAGGGCTTATATCGTATCTCCCCTCTAAGTCCAGCTGGTACTGAGAAAGCCGGCCCATAAAAGTCAAAGGTGGCCGTGGGAAGACCGGTGTCCGTCGACACGGCCTTCGTGATATCGCCAAGAGAAATTTCTTGGTTCACCCCACTGTCATCCCCGTCGGTTATTGCGCCGACGGCCACAATCTCGTCGATGCGGCCATATGGAGATACCGTTATGCCTTGGATGGTTGGAAAGATTTCATCATCATCTTCAAGCTTGCCCTGACGCACGCCATATTCGGCGACGGAAGCGGCATCCTCCACGTATTCCACGGGTTGGAACTTCTCATCCGTCAAGCCCTTCTGGTAGGCCCAGTGCTGCTGTATCTCGGCAGGCTCCGGAGTGGACGGCACGGGATAGTCTGCCGAGGGAGTCCTGTTGGGATTCCTCAGCCATCCCTTGATATAATAGCGGAAATTGATGTCCATCAGCCGATCGAAGTAGACATTCTCCAACTCGGCGCAAGCGTCTGGATCCGCCGCCCATATCTCGTTATATGGGTCAGTCTTCTTAAAATAGCGGTACGGCAAGTTCTTCGTACCGCCGCGACCAAGAAGCTGGTTGTATATCTCGGCATCCTGCAGCTGACGCTCGATGCGCATCAGCCCACCCTCAAAGCCATATTCAAAGATGTGGTCAGATACGGTCTGTAGTGGGTCGCCCACGCGGATAATGTACTTACCATTGCTCTGTGTCAACTTCCACGTGAGACCATAGATGTCGTACAACGATGAGGTCAGTGCATCCCACAGATATGTATATTCCAGCGGCACCTCCTTCACTTCGCCGCTCAGTTCCGCATCGGCATTGATAACAATGGAGAACATATCACCGAAGTAGTATGCAAGGACTCGATTGAAAGCCGCGATAAAATCCCTCGCGTTCAATCTTAATGTCGCAATATACTTATCCACAATCATCGTTCCAGTCTCGACCTCCGAGAGCTCCACGAAGAAATACCGCCTCAATTCAGCAACAGGAAACGAGGTGAAAGTGGCATCAATGAAGGAACATCTGCTCGACGTATCCTTCGACGCCTGGGGTGTATGCGAGCTCAAGACAAACGTCTCTCCCTTATATATCACCTTCCAATCGTCTGAAAAATCAGGCACGATGTCACCGTCAATCTTAATGCGGGCCGTTATAATATTCTCCCCCATCTCCGCGAGGGTTATGGTTGCCTCGTGCAGTGTGGCGTATGCAGGGAAGTTTACTTCTGTTATTCCAGGAATCATATACTAAAATCGCAAAGACTCGGTTTGGTTACTCTAATAGTCCATTCTACGACTACGACATCGTTTACTTGGTTCCGGCGATCTTGCCAAAACTCTGTGGCCTCTGACATAGGTTGCGGATATCCAACGATCTTGTGCCGCTTGTAGTCGTTGTAAAATTCTACTTGCTTGAAAGTCTTGACGCTGCTACCCGCCGTTTGCGAGAAAAGAAGGTCATTGAAAGCCTTTATCTTTGCGTTGGCATTTTGCAGCGTGTCGGCCTGTATGAAGAATTTGACCTTATAGTCAAAGGGAGCATCCACGGTCTTGGGAATAATATGCTCACCCTCTTCCTCGGGATAGGTCGTGGCCTCGTACTCCTTCAACGGAGCGCCAATGCGCTTGTCGGAGTCGAGATATATAAGTCCATAGGTGGTTGTGTCTACGATAGAGCCGTCACCTATCTTAAGCCTGACTGTTATCATTGCTCTTTAAATTGCAATTTCTACATTTCTCATCAAGTTCATCCTCGTGCCTTAGAACGGGGCAGCCGTCACCTTCGTTGGTGTACTTGCATTTATTTGCCTTGCTGATTGAGGCACGTTTGTTGTCGAGCTTCCGCTCTGAGGCATAGTATCGTTCCTCCATCTCTCGATACCTCGTATCTTGCCGCTCAATGTACGCCTTCTGAACATCAAGAATTTGATTGACATTATCCAAAACGTCGGCCTCTTTTTTCTGCTTGGTGCGTATCATGTGACCAAACCATCCCCCAATCAGCGTTAAAATAGGGAGAAAAATCCTCTCGATAACTTCTATTGCAATACTTTCCATTACTTGACTGCGTGTTTATAGGTGATACAAGATATGTCCGGGCCATCAACGGCCTCTATGCGGTTTTCTCCAAAAACATACAGAGGGACTTTCACGGAATACAGCGGGTCTTTCTTGACAGTCCCCTCCACCCTCATATCGCAGCCGTTCGCAAAATACATCATCGGTATCATCTTTTTGTGAAGATTCAGCCCAGTGCGTATCGTCCCCGTACAATGGTGGAAGACATACACCTGATGCTCGTCCAAGATTTCGCCGTCAAAGTGCCTGTCAACATAGATGCCCGATGCCTCGCTTTCGGAAAAGTGTTCGCGGAGGATATCCATAGTAGGATATCCCTCCTCCAAAGCCCAGTCTATCATACGCTTATAAAGACCAATCGCCGACACCTTGGAGTCGCTCTCGTCCAAGGCGTGGCGATAATCTTCACACATATGATGCGCTGATGCTTCGCGCCGTAAAACTTTTTTCCAGTCCATATCCCTCATGTCACAAAGATATGAAAAAATTAATTATATTTTAGCGGCTATCACCTTAGTGTTGGTCGGTGTGTTCGGCAGAGAAACCACGCTCGCAAGCAGATTTCGTATTTCTGCGATGTTTGTGTCCAGTCGGCTCATCTGCCCACGGAACAGTTCATCACCGAACTGCGACTCTATAGTGGCTGCGGTAGGAGTGGCAACCGCAGGAACCTCACCCGCGATTGCTGCACGGATGAGAGCCACATCGGCGCTGATGGCAGGCATATACGACATATAGTAGTTCTGAGTGTTGATGCCCGCAGCCAAGCCGTTGATGCTTTGCTCCGATGCGCCAGCGATGTCCTTCGCAATACCTGAAAAGCCTCCAGTAGCACCTCGCATATTGATGCCAGCAGCCGTAAGGCGCTGCATCAAACCGGTCATAGCTGTGTTGATTTCCAATGCGGCCTCATTTGCGAGGTCAGCAACTTGCGCGATTGCACTCTCATCTAAGCCCTGCTCGCTTTGCGCGTACTCATCAATGGCGTCAAAAACATCCTGCAAGATGTTGCCTATAATGCGACCCGCCAGCGACTCCACAACCATATTGTCTATCATCTCCTTGAACTTCTCGCGCATCGCCATCGTGGTGCTGCCAAACTCCCTATATGCGTCAATCCAAGATTTAGCAAAGTCACGAGCCGCAGAGGTCACATCCGTTCCGGCAAAGTGCTCGGCAAGTTGGCTTTGCATATCTTGAATCTTGCTGTAAGTATCTGCGGCCGATTCCTCATACTCCTTAATCTTTGCTTCGTCGGCCTTCTTGCCTTTCTCTCGTTCCAGTTCGGCTTGCTTCAGATATGCCGCTTGTTGAGCCTCAAGGTTCTTCAGTTGCTCGGTATAGTTGTACACATAGTCAGAACCGAAAGCACTCGCTATAGCCTTTTCGAGTGCGTCGTATGATTTTTCGAGGTTATGAAGGATGTCGTCTTGTTCCTCTATCTCGTTGTTGATGCGCTTCATCTTCAGCGCGTTGGCTGTGCCGAAGATACCGCCAATAACACTGCCAATGCCACTAATTATTGACGCTGCACCGGCAATCGGATTTGTAAGCATCTGACCTATACCGACTCCAATATTAGCAATTCCTCCAAGCGTTTTTGTCAATCCTTCCGAAAGGGTGTTGAATGTATCAGCAGTGTCCGCGCTGGCGAAAGTTTCAACAATCTCACTCACGCCATTAAGGGCTTCGGTTATATAGCCATTCCACTCTTGCATTTGCTCCGCCGCCTGTTGTATGCGGAGTGCGACATCGCGGAATCTATTGGCCACATCCTGTGCTGCATTGGCCTCCGCTTCCGTTTCGTTAACTATTTTTTGCTGTTCCTTGATCCTCTTGGCGGCAATCTTTGCCATTTCGCTCTCTTCTCCAGATGCCGCCGCTATCGCATTGTACTGCCTGATGCGCACCTCCAATTCTTGCCGAGCCGCAGTTAACCTTTCGTTTGCGGAAACCGCAGTAATATCCGCTTCTTCCCGACTTTGTTCTTTCGCCAATTCCCGATATTCCCTGATGGAATCCCGAAGCATAGCAAACGGGTTTTTGGATGCCAGCTGATTGTTTATCTCGTTAATTCTGGATTGCAACTCCTTAAGTTCCGTCGGGTCCAAGTTTCTCCATTCCGACTTGAGGGACATAAGTGTATTGCGCATATTTTCGAGCATTCTTGTCGATGCCGTATCGAGATTGGCGAATAATTCGACATACATAGGTGTATCCTTGAATGCTTCGTATGCCAATTTGGCTGCCTCTTCCGCATCCTTCTTGGCATTCTGCTTGCGAAGGCTGGCTTTTGTTTCGTCTGAAACATTAAGACGGTCTATCTCGGCCATTCTTCGTGCCGTTTGTTGCGCCAATTCAACGCGCTTCTCGCTGTAGGTCTTGGCCTTTTGGAGTGACTTTACCAAATCCGTGGCAACGCTGGCGTTATATTTTTCATTTTCTTGCGCCATTTCCTTGAGTTTCTTGCGCCACTCTTTGGGAAACATATCTAAATTTTGCAGTATAACGCCAAAGTCCTGTTTGCTAAATGCAGCCAGAAGAGTGTCCGTCACAACAGAGGGATCGAGGGAGCCGAGTGCCTTCGTTAATTGCGCTTGCATCCTATCTCTAAAATCCTCTCCGATACCGCCATAAACGCTTACCGAAAGCGAAGTTGCAAGTTCTTGGTCTCCTGTCAAATCAAGGATATTCTTATAGAAATCCCGAACAGTATCGCTCCGCTTCATCTCATCCTCCATCTTTTGGAAGGACTCTTCAATCTGCTTTAATAGTTTTGAAGTGTCGAGGTCGGTTTGGGCATCATAGAGTGACTGTATCAGTTTTTGGAAGTCGCGGAGAGCCTTGTCTTTGTTCGTGCTCCCTGTGATCTGACGGGACAGGAAGGCTGTCAAATCTGTTCCCGCCCCATATTGCTGCGCTTGTTTGAAAGCCTCTTTTATGGCAGTAGAATACCACGCAGAGAGTTCCTCTGCGGCTCGTTTTTGTTCGTCAGCACTCATCCCCAACGCTAAACCTCGCGTGAGCATATTAGCCGCTTGTTGGCTTCTTGCGCTCTCCTTATTCATATATTTATTAAGGTCGTCGTAGCCCTTCTTAAAGTCTTGCATAAACTTGATACGCTCTTGCATAGTATTGATGAAAGGGTCCTGGGTATAGGAATCTCGCGTTGATGTTTTTTTGTTGAAATCGCCCAACCAATCCGTGAGGGCTTCCAAAAAAGAAACTAAAGCGTTTGCCTTATCCACCTCTTCCTGGGGAACGGCTTTGGCAATAAAGGGGTGTTTGTTGTAATCTTCGATTCTTCGCTGTAACTCCAATACCCTATCTTGGGCCTCCTTAAGACTGGTTGCTATTTCTTGTGCATACTCGCGCATATCTCCTTCGCCCCTCAATAGAAATCCCTGCACATCATCCATTGACAGCCCCACCGTCGCAGCAATCTCTTGAAATTTCCTTTCCACAACACCGACCATCTGATTTGTCGGCACAATGGATTCATAAACTTTTTGAACATTATCGACAAAAGTTTTCAGTCCCCATCGCTGCGTCGAGGATGCGGCCTTGCTCAGAAAATCAAAATCTATCGTGCCCTTCGGGTCAAATGCCCCAGAGATATCTATACCCGTCTCATTAAATGCCTCCTCAATGGCGTGAGACATCACCTCGACCTCTTTTTTGATTTTTTCTTTCTTATAAGCGAAAGTGTACTTGTCGCCAAAGGTTTCCTCGCTCACCGTGACATCATCAATCTCCTTCTTCAAATTATCCCACGCTTCTGCGTATATGCCCATCGTGCCAATAGAGTTCTTCATATCGCGCTCTATTTGGTCAGTCTGCTCGTTGAGGTCGAAATAGACATCTATAAGAGAGGAGATGCTTTTGGCGGCTTTCGTACTGCCAGTTATATCTTGATGCCATTTCCCCTCAAAATCCATAAAGCCACGACCGAATGTAATAGTTATTCCCGTCAATCGCCTTATAGCATCCTCAACCTTCCCCGCTCGTTCCATTATGTTCATCCCCATCGTAAGCGTGCCGTCATCAACCATATTTTGAACCTCTTCAAGAACTGCGTTGATTTGCTCTTTGTCAAGTCCATATTGAGCCAACAGATTCTTGGCTGTCTTTGAGCGCTTTTGTATTTTTGTCGAGTAGAAATCCGTAGCAGCATTGATTTTCTGCTCGCGAAGTTGCATATTGATTTTTTCACGAATAGCCTCGGTAAGAGAGTCGTAATCTCCTTTCAATTCTCTCAACTTATCTATTTGCAAGTTCTGACTCGGAATGATATCCCCATAGGTTCGCTGAAGCTCGGCCAGCGCCTTATTCTGCGCGTCAGAGCCGTCCGCTGCTTCTACGGCAGCATCCGCAAGCCGCTTGAAATTGGATATTGACCTGTTCATCGACAATGCGCCATTGGTTTCTATCTCGGTAATTTCATTCTTGAGACGATTGGCCTCTTTCCGCGCCGATATAAGCCATCCGGTGAAGACAGACAGCGCTGTCACGGCCATTCCGACCCACCCGCCAGACAAGAAAGATGCGGCAAACTGCTGCCAAGTTCTGCCAAGAAGTGTGGTGGCGGCAGCGGCTTTTTTCATGTGGTCTGCATAACTATTCAGATTCGATATCGCAATTTTTCTCGCCACGGAAGCTTTAGTTGCACTTGCCGCCTCCAGCGCCTCGGCCTTAGCGAGCGCCGCAGTGGCCTTCTCTGCCAACTTTGAATTAAATGTCAGTGTCGGCATGAATAGTGAGGCGATCTTGACTATCGCGAAATTCGCACTAACGGTGGTGAGGACTGCGGCCACCGTTCGCCAGTTATTCATTAAAACCTTAAGGTCGTTAATGATGCGCTCCATTGCTCCATGCACGACCTTTGTGTTGCCGATTTCGTCATACATAATGCTCACAGCATCCTTCAAGTTGTTCCATTGTCCGAGAAGGGTTTCGGCTTGTTTCTCCTGCATCTTGTAAAAAATTCCTCCGGCATCGGTCATATCATTGAATATCTCCTCAATCATTGAGAAAGGCACCGCCCTTTTGGAGATGAGTTCAAAAACATCAGCAGTGGATACCATGCTGCCGTTGAGAATGGTAAATTTCTTGGCCAACTCCTCGACCAGGGGAATTCCTGCTTCCGTGAACTGGCGTAATTCCTGACCGCGAAGCACGCTGGCGGCACGAACCTGTCCGTAAGCAAGAATCAATCGCCCCATATCAACGCCAAGACCGGCGGACACATCCGCCAATCGCTGCGTCACATCAAACAGATTCTCTGTTTCAATCCTATATGCCGACAACTGCTTCGTGTACGATACGAGTTCCTTTATTTGGAACGGAGACTCAATGGCGGCGGCTTTTATCTGGCGGAACAGTGCGTTTGCCTTTTCTGTATCCTGAATAATACCGCCCAAAGCCACGCGCTGAAGCTCGAACTCAGAAGTCACCTCTCTGACATTGCGAATAAACCGAGTGAGGGTATGTAAGCCGAACAGATATGCTGTTTTTTTCAGCAAATTCGTAAAGGTTTGGTCTACTTTTATCGTCTCGTCACCCACAGCAGCGATTTTCCGTCGAACCGTATCTAATTGGGATTGTGCCGTGCGCAACTCTTGGTTGAGCTTTGTGAAAGCGGTAGAGCCTACGACACTTTTATTCAGTCTCGATGTCAATATGTTTACCTTCGCCTGCAGTAAATCAACTGACTGGACTGTAGTTTTCAAGATGGCATTCTCTTTCTGCCATTGCTGACGGGATTTCTCGTGTTTCTGTATCCTCTCTTGCTCTTTCTTGATAATATCCGACATAGACATCCCCTGCTTCTGCATCTCTGATGTCACTTGACGATATTTTGAAAGAAGATCTTGCGCCTCAGCGGTGAGTTTCCCGTCCGAAGTGAATTTCTTGGCTGCCGCCATCTGGTTCCACTGCTGATTTAGAGCTTGAACCCTGGCGTTTAACTGCTCAACGCTACCAGAAAGCGAACTGAAGATTTTAGCATTCGCTTGTACTTCTTGTAGTTCACGCGACATATACCCCAACATTCTTGCCGTATCCTGGAATTCTTCGGTGAGAAAATTAGTGTTATTGAGCATTGCGGTCATAGCCGCTATTTTCCCATTAAGCGCATCAATAGTTTGGGCGCGAGTGCGTAAGGCCATATCATATTCTTGCTCAATTTGCAGATTCCTCAATTCTGCGTCACCGATCTTCATCGCCGCCTTCTCATTCTGCTGCCACTCTGCACGAATTGACTTTAACAATAGTATCGCCTTTTGATATGTCGCAACATCTTCCTCGGACGCTCCTTTCCTTTTAAGGCGAACCAACTCGCTTGCCGCGCTCTTTATGGCATATTTCAATTCGTCCATCCCCATTGTTGTCTTTCCGACAAAATCGAGAACTTCTTTCAAATCGCCTTTCTTATTTATAGTTACGGGAACTTCAAGAACTCTTTCGTCAATCGCCCTTTCGACGGTTTTCATTGCTTGCGGAACTCTTTTCGCCGCATCCTGAAACGCACCCTCAATGTCGATAACAACGGGTATCTCAACTGCCATATTCTAATCCTCCTTGATTTGGTTTATGATATATTTCTGTATCTCTTCGGCCGTCTGTGGCTTCTTCGGGGCCATACCGAACATTGCGAGCATATCCGCAACCTCCTCGTCAGACTTGACCGTATCTTCCCATACTATCGGTTTTTCAAATTTTTCAAAGTCGTAGTCGAAATACCCCTTGTCAAGTAACATCATTGTTACAAGGTTCGCAGAATCTATATACCAATATTTCAACCACGCCCACAGCCCAAAGTTACCATAAATATGCTTAATTCTCTCATTGTGTTCCGAAATAGCGAACGCGCTTGTTACTTGTCGTCCTTTTTTATCCCCAAAGCGTCCGTCTCCAACATATTTATCACGCTCTCCAGACGCTCGAGCTGCTGCTTGGCGACTTCGCCAACCGGTCTCATATAAAGCTCGCGTTCCTGCTTTGAGATATCCCAGTTGGCTTTGGAAAAACCCAAGTCACCACTTATAAACCCTGCCTCGTTAATTCTCATCGTCGTTTCATTGCCGCGTAACTGCAAACAGCGCCACTTGATTCCCCACAACCACGGACAGAAAATAGCCCAGTTGCCGAGCAGATAGTACGCCGCCTTCTTGGAGTGTAGCGAATATAACTTTTTTGTTATATTTTTTGCCTCCTTCTGCGAAACGCCCTGTTTCCCTTTTGTTTCCAGTATCTGCGCCTCCTGTTCAAGCAGAGCAATACGCTCCTTGACGGCTTGCGCAACTTGCCGTACCTTATACTTCCTTCGCCCCACTCTCACAACACATGGCGCTCCTACGATGGTTTCGTATGCGCCATTCATAAATTTTTCACTTGCGGATTTTTCCATATGTCATTAAATTAAAAAAGGGCGGGCGCAATGCCCGCCCCATTCGGTAGGTTCAGCCAAGGTTAGGCTGACTCGTATTTGAGCTTGCCTTCGAGAAGGATGGCGGTCTTCAGGTATGCGGTATCCACCTGCTCGGCAAGAGCCACGGCGTGGATACGGTACAGACCGTCGCTGTAAGCGATGTTCGAGGTAATCTTCGCCTTCGGATAAACCCAAGCGCGGAGTTTCTCCTGGTCTGCGACAAGGATCGGCACGGTGAATACCGGGAGTTCCACACCAAAGCCAACAGCCGAAACTGACGGGTTTGATGACTCCAAGAATGAAGGAGTGCCAAGGTTGGCTGATGAAATGTCGGCAGCGGCCATAAACTTCTTCATCATATTCGCACTGGTAGATGCGATATCGAAGGAGAATGACAGAGTACCAGCGGTCACCTTTGCGGTGATGATGTTACCCTGCTCGTCAAGAATCTGGTCGGTAGATACATCTTCGCCCTCCCAAGAGGTTGAATCCTGAACTATCTGACCCAGCGATTTCGGATTAGCGAAATCAGACAACTTGGCAGTAGCGTAATCGCTGACTGCATCGAAAATGATAAGGTCGCCCTGTCCCACAAACGGGATGGTAGCGGCATCAATTTTGTCGATAATAGTAGCCATATTTTATACGGTATTTATTTGTTAATATTGCTTGTAGTAGTCCACCTCAAGTTGAGGGTGGTAACAGAGTAACCTGAAGATTGATTCGGTGTAGTGGGAGTTATATATCGCTCGGCGTCGTATTCAAAATGATAGTTTTCGGTAAGCCTCTTCTCTATAAGTGTATCAAACTGCTCAAGAATCTTGCTTACTCGTGATTTCTTTACTGACCCATCATCATTAAGTTTGCAGTATAGGCTCACCATTATATAGCCTCTCGCAAAAGGGGTATCCATACCTACGCCACCGATATCGCCATTAATGAAGATGACAATAAAATCAGTCGGCAGTTCGTTGGTCGGGCGCTCCCAATCTGCGTAGACCGTCACGGCTCTCGCGTTAGGTGCCGTGCCTACGAATATCTGCCCCTTGAGGTAGTCGCGGAGCTCTATGTCTGGTTGTATGTGGGCGGGATGGATCATTTTCTTGGTCTGACGATTAGATTTCTAAAAAAAGTGTTGCCTTTTGGCCCAAATTCGTCTTCTATTGTCGAAATAAAATCTACTTGCAAATCGTTAATAAATCCTTCGTGCTGCCATGTTTCGTTCACCGCTTGAGCGTAGGGGACTCCAATGAACATTTGACCCTGCGTCCCTGGCACATTAACTCTTGAGGCTCGGCCCGCCATTAATCTTCCAAAGGTAGTCCCGACAATGTGGTCATAATCTCTCGTGCCCGTTTCATCTTCGGTGGCCGTTTGATACGCGCCAGACTCCGCCCTCTTTGTCATATATCGAATTCCTATCGTCCGATTGTTGTCAGATATATGACACGATATGCTATCATGCAATGTACCAGTATCCCAAGGATGTTCGCGGTCGCCACCCATCTGTGATTTTCCCCTTCTAACGACGGTTGTGGGCCACTCCGAATCAACCTTCTTGAGCCACTTTTCGCACGCGCGAACCATCATTGTCTCGCCCTGCTTTGTTAGCTGCTCACCGCAGTCAAGTAGGGCCTCGCTAAAAGCCGCATATGTTTTATTCCACTCGGGTCCAAAAGCCATATATCTATTCCCCCTGCGCCTGTTTTAACTCAATTCGTGTAACTTGGACATTCGTGCGCCAAGGCATGTTCACATCCCTAACGCTCTGCACAATTGCCTTAATTTCGCGGCCGAATTCGGTTGTCACGGTAATAGCGTCATTGATATTCACCTGAACGGGCACTCCGGGGAGGAAAACAGTGGGCGCTCTTGTAATAATTGACCTCGCATAACCAGTGCCGCCCTCTTCGTAGAGGCACTCGCCGGAATACACAGTATCCCTTAACTCATTATCCCACTCGTCACGCCCCGTTGAGCGTTCGATAAGGCAAGAATCGCGAAAACCAATGAACTGCATATTATCGTCTCAAATAACTTGCGTCAAACATCTCGCTCGAAGAGTCATCCTCTTCAACCTCAAAGCCCCACTTGGCTCGCAGGGCATCGCCCATACCTTTGAAGCGCGCCCTGTCTGCCATAGTGATCGTATATCCGCCGCGTGACGCACGGACATCTCCGACTTGCTCGGAATAACCGCCGCCAGCAAAAACTCCCAACACCGAATAATATACCGTCGAAGAAGCATAGTCCAGCCTCATACGGAAATCCTCCTCGGAAAGAGCGTCACCATCGACCTCTTCGTCAAGTTCCAATGGCTCCAAATCCACCTCAGTGGGACTAAGAGCGCATCGCTCTACAACATTGTCCTGAAGGTCAAGCCCCGGGACCAAACTACGCAGATATTCTTCGACAGTCATATTTCTTCAGTTTATTCGTTATGAGCCAGAAACTGTGATGAGATAGAACATCTCCTGCGGGCGGTTAGGCACGCAGAGTGCAGTAAGCTCAGACCACCAGTCCTGAACCTTGGCTTTAGCGTCGTACTCGTACTGGATGAGACCCTTGCCGCCGAAGAAGGTAGCATACATGGCTGATGAATCCGGAACGAGGGGAAGAACGCTCTTGATAGTTCCAAGAGGGCCTGCGGGGTAGAACACATAGGTGTTCGCGTTGAAGGTACGCATTGAAGTGCGGACGAGTTTGGCATCGGGGCCTTTGCCCTGAAGCTTCTCGACTGCTGCGAGACCCTGACGGAACTTGATGTTGGCTACAGGAATGCCGATGATTTTAGCGAAGGCTGACTTCACCTCATCGTCGCCGGCGGCGACACCTACAGCAAGGGCGTTGGCATCGTTATTGGCGGCAAGAACGAGGTCGGGGCGAAGAACATAGCCAATGGCGGTGCGCCACTTGCTGTGGTCCATATCCTCGAGCCATGACTGCTCGTCAACTTCCAGCATAATGTTGTTGTAGCCTTTACGCCTCATACCGCGGATGATGGTGCGCATATCCTTTACGGGATCGGCGGCTGAACCTTCGTGGCTGGCATCCTTGTTAGCAGCGTCGGTAAACCAACGGGCAGTGTCGGTAAGGGTAGTCACATTGGCTGCAGGAACGCTTGCGGTAAAGGTCAAGCCCTGGATACCGCGAGGGTTGTTGTCGGCAGACAAAGTGAGAGCGCGGTTAGAAACCATCTGGTCGCGCTGATAGGTCATTGACAACTCGTGAGCGTTCTTGATGTCGCTGAGACCGTTGAAGAGGAGGTCACGGGCGTACTGCTCGGCAGTAGCGTTCTGGAAATCCAGCTTGCGAACTGCGTCGAGATACTTGCGATAGTCATCCTCATCCCACAGGAAGCGGGCTTTCTGGCGAGGAATGACACCACGAACGGCCTCGAAGCCTTCAGTTCCGAGAGGAATGGCCTCAGAGTCTTTGTCGGTATAGGTGGCCATCACCTTCAGACGATTGCTGGCAATCAGCTGCTCGTAGTCAAAGGTAAGGCTTGAGATGGGGTCCCATGCGAACCCGTCAAGGTTGAGGTCCTGGATGTTGCCAAAGCCGACAACATCTCTGATGTAAAGGCTAAAGCTCTTAGAAGAAAGAATGCCAGCCTCTTCCATCAATGTGTAGAAACCGTTGCTATATTTATTCATAATTCTTTCCTCCTATTTAGCTAAGTTCGTATTCGAATGAAATGCCGGGGAGAGCCGCCTTGTAGAAGTCGGGCATCGCGGGGATGCGGTCTGCAAGAATCTGACCGTCGGTAACGACAGCCACAGTGGCGTAGGTGGCGTTGTCTGAATCAACCACGATGTCGCGCCAAGACAGTCCGTTCGGAAGAACAGCCGCCTTGTTTGCGCCAGAGGCTGATACTATGACAAGGACATCGCCGTCGGCAAGAGCGCCAAGAGAATCAGCGGTGATGGTGAACTGGTACTTACCAGCGTCGGCACCGGTGAGAGGAGTGGCGGCGCCAAGAGCGACAGCCTTTGCCGCAACGCCAGCAGAAGACATCTTGCCGACAATCATACCCTGAGCGGGAATAACACCAGCCTCGGGCTTCAGTACGAGCGTAGTGGCAGAGCTTGAAACAGCACCAACCACGCTAAAAGTCGGGAGGATGGTGACAGTGCCACCCATCTTATCGAGACGCACGGGCATACCAGCGGGATAAATAGTACCCTTTGCTACGCCAGCGATGCTGAATGTGCCACCAGCAATTTTGCGTCTCTTAACTTCAAGCCATACCGGCATCACCGATGCGGGATACTGCTTGCCGTCAGGAGTAAAAAATGCGTTTCCGTAATTACTCATTGCTAAGTAGTTTTTTGTTAAACATTAATTGTCTTTCGGGAGCCTTCCGGCATCTTGCAGCCGTTTTTTCTCGGCGCTCCAATCTACCACACCCTCTTCATCATTTGCGGGAGGGTCGGCCACAAAAGGCTTGGATGTATCCACGCCTTTCTTGGCAACGGCTTTATTGAAGTAGCCGGAAGCTTTTGCTGCTAACTGCTCAGCAGTCATCTTGCTCCCTGTAGCCTCATTCAATTCGACCGCCCGTTCCCACGCCTCGTCAGCCTCGTCTTTGTATTTCTTGGCGTAGTCGCCACCAAAGAAGGTCTCATGAGCGCCAGACAGCGCGGCTTTTGTTGAATTGGCGTTTTCCAAAGCGGAGATTTTCTCGGTGAGCGGGGCGACAGCAGCAGCAACGGCCTCTGAAATGGTTTTTGCGAGGTCGGGCTCCTGAGGCGGCTCCTGAGGCGGATCCTGCTCTGGATGTTTTGCCTTGTACTCTGCAAGGTCATCTTCAGCTTTCTTTTTGGCCTTCTGAATGCCGTCGATTTCACCTTGAATAGACTTGGCGATGAGTTTAACAGCGTCGCCCTTTACAGCGGTAACGATGTCCTCCTCCTTTTCCACAGACCCCAGAACATAGTCTGCGAGCCTGCCAATGGTTTTGTCACTAAGCCCCAGTCCAGCGTACTCGGTTCTCAGTGCGTCTTCGATTTTTTTCTTCATAAAAAGTTTAAGATTAAGTCTTTGTCGCAAATATAACATTCGCGTTATGAAAAAACAAAAAAGTTTGGCATCAAATTTGCGGGGAGACGGAATAAATTGTAACTTTACCATCGGTAAGGACCAGTTACCTATATGAAAAACATAATACCCCGCGATAAGTAGGCGTGTGCTGGTCCCACCGCCGAAAGTTGTGGGGATATTTTTGTTGTTATGCCAGCGAGATTAACAAAAGAACAGTTTATTGCAAAAGCGAGGCATGTTCATGGCGATCGGTATGATTATTCTCTGGTGGATTATATAAATTATCATACTGCCGTAAAAATAATATGCCCGAAGCATGGCGTGTTTCCTCAAGCACCAGACCACCATTGCGACAGGAAACAAGGCTGCCCAGATTGTAAGCGAGAAAAACTCCGCAAGACTGTATGTGGCGTCGGGATAAATGATGCGGACGAGTCGGTGTTTGCTACTGATGCGTACCAAGTTTGGACGAATATGATAAAACGATGCTATGACGAAAAAGTTATTGCCCGTCGCGAGGCTTATAGGGGATGTACCATATGCGAAGAGTGGTTAAGGTTATCTAACTTTTTGCCGTGGTATCGCGAGAACTGTAAACCCGGATATCAAATCGATAAGGATATTTTGATTAAGGGCAATAAATTGTATAGTCCCGAAACATGTTTAGGCGTTCCGCGAAGAATTAATGCTCTATTCATAAGCTCAAGGGCGGCGAGGGGCAAATATCCGATAGGGGTTTGTCAAAATTATAAAAAATATGAGGCCCAAATTAATTACGGGAACGGGAGTGTAAGTCTAGGAAAATACAACACAATAGAAGAAGCGTTTTCCGTGTATAAAGAAGCAAAAGAGAGATATGTGAAAAAGATAGCCCAAGAATACTATGACAAGGGAGAAATAACTAAACGAGCCTATGATGCTCTTATGCGTTACGAAGTAGAAATTACAGACTGACATTTTATACTCCGCATAACTTTTATTACATTTGCGGAGAATGTTCAAGTTAAAACCAAATCATGCACCATTTCCTCCTCTTTACGAACATGTAGAGAGGCAGAAGGCTACTGTCAAGGATAAGGGATACGATAAGGTTGGAGACTTTGTATTGCGAGATAATATCGACCTAATGCCCCAGGAGGGGTTGCAGGAAAATCTTGCAAGATGTATGTCTAATTTAATATTTATCTGCGGCGAAGCCACTTCTGGGAAAACCTTTGGTATGATGCTGAAGGCGCTACAAGGCGTGGGAACATATGGATACACGGCTCGACTCATCAATGTGCGAAAACTGGATTCGGCTAAGGGTACAAGTATGCAGCGAGATGGTCAGACCGTTTGGGGTAATTTCTCTAACTGCGAGGTGACAACCGGCGAACTTCCGACATTTTCCTGGCCAAGGTGGAATAATGCTATCCAATTTCTGCACGCCAACTTCAATGCGGACAACCCGCAGGAGTGGTATGATTTCCAGGAAACATATAAGAAACAACAAGCCGCCCTATTTCTTTGTGACGAAGCAACTGCTATTGAGCAGTATAAAATGTTCACATACATTTTTTCGCGAAATCGCGACTCCTCCGGAATAACGCCACAGACAATTCTTGCGTTTAACCCACGTTACGAACACTGGACCACTTCCTTCTTATTGACCGCTGGATATATTGGCGACGACTGGCATCTGAAGCCTGACTGGGACTGTAGGACAAGGTATTTCTATGTCAAGGGCGATGAGCCAGAGGATGTTATTTGGGGTGACACTCGTGATGAGGTCGTTGCCGCCGCAAATATTAAGCTAAACGACGAGGACCGCGCTGCGGGTCTTACTGAGGCGGACATGGTGAAGTCGTTTACGCTTTTTACCGGCCATGCGTCTGGAAACAGAAAGCTCGTAAATGCAACAGGCGGACAGTCCGTGGCGAACCTTCATAATGTCGGTGAAACTCAGCGAGCGATTCTTGCCGAAGCTTATTTTGGGCCCTCACAGTCATCCAAAAGCACGGTCACGAAACAGATGATTCTCGACTTGGCTACGAACCCAGAAACAGACGACGAAAACCTGTATGCGACGATGGATATTTCTGGTGCGGCGTCTTCCGAGAAGCCTGACGGCTGCCAAATGGTATTATGGAAGGGCTTGCGATTCTTTGCTATAGAAACATTTACTGGCAACATGAAGGAGTTGCCGATATGGATAGAAGCAACGCTCACCAAGTATGGCGTTCCGTTGAAGAATTTTGCTTTTGACGCAAGCGGCCTTGGTTTTTTTCTTAAGGATTTTATAAATGCGAACCCCGTAACGAGCAACAAGGCACCTTTACAAGAATATGACGAGAACGGAAACGCGGCCACCCTTGAGCAGTATTTTAACATCCGCAGTCAGTTACTCGGTAAAACAAAGGTACTCATACAGACTGGCAAAATGAGTACGAGTATGGACTTGAATACCCGAATTCCGTATGGTAAAAATGCAGAGTTAAGAACTATCCGTGATATCCTGTTTGATGCCACGGACCTCTTTATTTCTACGAAAAAGAATACTCGGATATATTACCTATCTAAGTTAGAATATAAGGCCCGTCACCAAAAGAACTCCCCCGACTTGATGGATACCATCTGTCTCCGTTCTTATTTCGAACTTGACGCCCGTCCGAAGAAACAGCTCGCCCCCGAAATCGAAGAAGACGCCTATGATGGCTTATATAATAATTACGGCATCGGACGCGAAGCCGTATTTTGGGTTTAACCTATAAAATCGCGATTGTTATGAATGTTAGTGACTACATTAATCCGGCAAAGAAAAAGCCGTGGCGTCGGAGGGTTGTGAGCCACGGCACAGCGGCGGCATCTGGATTCCTCGCCGAATACAAGATTATGACGCAGGAGGACTTTCTGAATGAGGTCTGCCAGGCCGCGCACCCTATAAACTCTCCAATGATGTCCAGACGCCCCATCTACGGCCCCACCGGTGAGAAGGACAAAAACGGCAAGGAAAAGTGGGGTATTGTCGGCTATGACAATATCGAGACCACTCCAGTTGGAATCCAGGAGTGCATCATCGGCAAAAAGATTTCGCACTTTGCCGCAGACGGCTTCTGGACGGCATCGGAATCCAACGATGAGGAGCGCTTTGGCAAGCTAATGTCCTGGTACGATATCGTAGGCATCAAGACGGGATTTATCGAAGTAATATCCTCGGCATTCCGCACTGGTGACGGAGCCATATATATCTATCAAACCGACAACGCCGATGATCCCATTCAATACGAGGTTTATGGCTACGAAGAGGGAAGCGTTCTGTTCCCAAGTGTGGATTTCAACGGCAATCAGACACTTGCCCGTAAATACAAGTTCGACGGAAGGGAAACAGTCGACATCTTTACCGCAAAATCAATCGAGACCTGGATGATGCTCCGTGGCGAGGATGACGAAATCCAACCGCTGGAGGGCACGCAGAAAAGTGAGGATGGATACTCTCTCGTCCGCAGAAAGGAGGCGCAGGCGGGCGACCTCTGCCAATGCATCTACTTCCGCGTAGATGACATTCCGACCGGTCCCGCACAGGAAGCTATCGAAAAGTTGGAGAACGCCAAGACATATGTGGGTGAGCATCTCAAAGGTTCGGCAATGCCCATACTATTTGTCAAAGCCGAAAAAACCACAAGCCTACCGCCATCGAATCTTGCCAACAAAGCCATAGGCGTAAAGGGCACTTCCGACAGCCTCGCGCATTCAGACGCTAAATTTCTTACGCCGCCGGATGCCAGCAACATCGCGACACTGCACATTGACGGATTGGAAGACGATATCCGCGACACTTGCCTTTCGGTCAAAATTGATCCTGAAATTATCAAGCAAGGTTCAGACTCCAGCGCTACGATGAAGATTCTCTACGCGCCCGAAATACAATGGGCGCAGATACATTGGCCGGAAGTCTTCAAGTCCGTCAAGCAACTTATGCTTGTCTTCAAGGCTCTCGTCGGCAAGGTCGAGGGAGACCCCAAGGGCTTCAGTGAGATGCGCATATCTGTTGGGCAGTCTATCTATCTGCCGCAGAACGAAGCCGAAGCTCTCAAGATGGAACTCGACCAAGTTTATGCCCGCACCAAGTCAAGAAAAGCCGCTATGGAGGACATCGGTAACACCCACAAGGGTGACTATGAAACCATAGAAAAAGAGTGGTTGGATGAACTGACAATGAAGGCAGAGGCTGGCCCTAAGGCAAAAGCGAAGTTCGGCGACACATCAGACACCTTTGGTAACGATGATGACGCAAAGGGTAACCCCGCCAAAGTCAACAACCAAGCCCCTGGCAAAAGCATCCAAAACTAATCCCCATACATATAAAATCCAAAGGGCGCACCATCAGATGCGCCCTTCTTCACATTACCCAATCACAACAGGAAAGAAGTTTTTATAGTTAAGTTAGGTGTGTTCGAATTATATCGGGTCGTTGTCCGTCGCCGACGATGCGCCATCGACCTTCCAATCAAAGCAATTCGCGGTGGTGTAAAATCGTCCGTTATACTCTCGACTGGTGACATCATAAAAAAATGTCGCCATACTGCCGGGCTGTAACCTTCCAAACTCTTCAGCACGATTGTTGCTGCATTCAAGGGCAAGTTTTGCGTTGTATCGCCCGTTCTCAAATTCGATGACCACTGTCTGTCTGCGCCATGGGCCGTTATTGCCCACTCCAGTCTGCGCCTGCGGGACTGATATAACCCGCCCTCTTACTTCGTTTTTCATATTACTCGTTACTTATTTAAAAAATAGGGGACGGAAGCCCGCGACGGCAATAGCCCGCCCCCATGTGCGTTTTCTCTCAAATTATGTGCCAGAATCAATGCGTTCACAGTTCTCTTCGACAAATTTCCGGTATTCGCACTCATTGCAAGTGACGGGAAGATATCTGCGAGGCTGTTCCTCAACCTTTTCATCGCCGTCAAGCAATCCAACCTTATCCATAAGCTTAAGCACATACTCTGGGTCATCTGCCTGGTCAATATTTTCAGCTAAGGACATCGCAAATTCCGTAGCACGCGTCTTGGCTTGAGCCTTCCGCTCCTCCATCGTCCCTTTGGGCTTCGCTTTGACTTGGGGGTTGAGAAAGCTGTCCACGGTCTTTTCGTATGCCTCTATATAATCCTTGACATCCCGACTGGCAAAAAACTGCTTGACATAATCATCAAGCGCCGCTTTTGCCTTCGACGCGAACATATCAGGGCGGGCAAAAGTCACGAAAGCCTCTTTGCGAGAACATCCCGACAAAACATACCATGTCAGACAAGCCTGTTGGGACTGCGGAAGGTTCGACATAAAACCCTCGGGACGCATAGGTATCTTAGATTTCATTCAAATACTCCTCTATAATCTGTTTGAATTGTTCTAAACTGCGACAGATTTCGTAGCGGTAGTTTTGTGCTTCAACAATCTTCTGCCATTCCTTCTGCGCCGGTTTCTGCTGGCCGTGCTCGTCTTTCATCTCGATGCATAAGCCGTGGTACTTACCTCGAGCCACAAGCAAAAGAAAGTCGGACACACCGGCCACAACGCCCATACTCTTGCGTATCGCTCCCTGAATAATATTGCTATCCGACCGATCATTCTCGTTGGGGACATGAAACAGACATTTGCGATATTGAGGGTAGGTGTTCCAAAACCAAGCAAAACACTCGGCTTGTATCTTTCCCTCTGGAGAAGAGTGCGTGCGCTTTTTCGGTCGTTCGGGAGTTTCGACTATCATTTTACTAAATCAGCGTGATGGCTCCACCATCGAGCAGCAACGAGGTCGCCAGCGAGATATTTCTCAAAGCAGACGCGGCAACGATCAGTGTATTCATCGTACTCGCCCTTTTTGCAGTCTTTGATGAGTTTTTGCAACTCCTTTTTGGTGAGACTCTTGGCGTACTCAAGCGGAGATGTGTTGATTGTCAGTTTCATATCAGTGCGATTTTTGCAAAGATAGCAAAATTATTTAGAAGAGGGAATGCGGCGGGAATCAATGATTGGCATCGCTATATTTCTTTGTCAATAAACCTCATTATATCCGGTTTCTTACCTTTCTTGACGAGCCGCTCGATTTCGCGGCGTGTGCGTCGGTCGAAGGTGTACCAATAGTCACCGATAGTCGCGTCCTTGAAAGGCTGAGCTTTGTATTCTTCGATGGTCATAGTTCCGTTTCATTTACCGTATATGAGGCTTCTTTTATTTCAAGCCGAAAAGTTCCCTGCTTTACCGGGATTTTACCAGGTATTCCCGGGAAAAACTCCGTGTAGATTGCCGACATATTCCCCGTATCGAGAATCTCGTCAAGCAGCTTGTGCATTATCTCGCGGTCTGTCATATCTTTATCTTTTACGGTATAAACATTTCTTGCATCGGTTAAGATTTCTGTGTTTCCACTTTAAGACGCAATCTCTTTCTCCGCAATACTTGCAGTCTCGCTCCGGCGTGAAGCGGTAATATCCGTAGTCTGGCATATCATTCAAATTCGTTTCTATCTTTATCAGTAGGAACTATAACCGAAAGTTTGATTTCCCATTTATCACCGATTTTTCTGCACATAAAATCATCAGTGTATTTCATTAGTTCCCAGATTGATTGGAATGCAGCCTCTACGGTTTGCCCACATCCAGTATAAACCGATTTTTTCATATCACTCAAATATCTTCCTGTAATGCTCGCACAGCGCCTCGCGGGTGGGGAAGGCTTCACGACCTATCCAAAGGCTCCTATAGTAAGTATAGACAACTCCGCCTTGCTCATTTACTTCCAGCGCCTCTCCGCATCCTATGGTCTGCGTTCTTGCATCAAACCACCACACCTTGTCTCCTGGTTTCATATTACTCAACTTTTAAGGCTTTTACTGCTTTTTCTTCATCATAGTCTGGTTCGGGCCATTCATCATCTCCAAGATAGACAACATCAATATCCTTTCCCTCAAGGTAGGCTTTTACTACCCTATGTGCGCCATCAAGGATATAACCATTTATATCGAGAATAATCGGATAGTCAAGACTAACTTCTTGCACATTACGCATTTCTTCTGCAAAATCACGAAGTGTACCAATGTTCCAAGAACAATGCTGAAGAATATACCTATTTTCAACCCTCTGTGGGGTTTTGTCTTTTACCGCCTCCCAGAGTTTCTTTGCACTCCAGAACTTACCGGCTTTATAGTATCCACTATTATTCATATTACTCAACTTTTACTCCTTTCATTTTCTCGGGACGGCCCCGTAATACTGAATCAATGCAGTTCGTCGCCCATTGCTCCAAGTATGCAAGCGGCTCGCTTTTGTCAAATCCGCCAAGAGGAATGTCAAACTGCTCGCTCAAATAGGCTATGTAGTGCAGAGCCTCATGAGCGCATACACCGGCACCGCATCCTCCCGGCAAGAAGATTGATACAAGACATCCTCGCATCAAACTCTTTTTATTCCCGACAATCATAGTATTAGCATATTTGCCTGAAACATACTCAAATGTGTCGCCAAAACTATCCACCATCTCACCATCATTGTTGAAAGGATAAAACAGTTCACTAATATCCTCGGTGCATGGTTTCTTACATACCCATAGTCTCGTCGGGTATATCACCGGGTCAAACTCGTAGATTACTGATTTCATAGCAATTCCGGATTATCATAAACATTTCCAACAACTATGTAATCATATTTACACTCAACAGTGCAGTAGCCATCCCTGTATGTGTCGGCTTTTATAAAGCCAGATTTGAACATGCGGCCCCGTTTTTCTCCTTGAATGTGAAACCTCGCTCGCGTTGGATCATAAACGACAATGCCAATATTTGTAAATTCAAATGGCGACTCATGAACTTTCACTATGTCCCCCTCGTAAATATCATTCCCGTTAGCATCTTCCAAGCCCGTGTTTTGACCGACGGTTTCAGGAAGCACCTCGTATGTAGTGGCCTCGGAGTGAATAACCACCAAGTCTTTATAGGCAGTCGCATCTACATAGCCGTAGACCCACTCCCCATCTTTAGTCTTTCCTCTGAACTTAATCTCTCTCATTTCTCGAATTCGCTTTTCTTGGGACGGACCCATAATACCGTTGCAGTACAGATGCCATTTTCGTCAGGCTCGCCATAGTCAAAACCCATCTCGTGTGTTTCGCGGGTAATTTGATTGCCATCGAGGTCAATCCACCTTTCCGGGTATTTCTTTACCACAGCCCAGAAGTCTTCCTCAAACTTGCGGCGTTGCGCGGCAAACTCTTCCTCTTGGCGACGTTCCTCTTCAGTGCGTTGGCCCATCGATAGGACCCATTCCATAACAGCCTCTGTCGAAGGGGCCGACAGTGAACATGTGATGTCCCTGTTCCTTCTAATCTCGATGTCCATAACTATTCCTCCACCATTTCTACAGTTATCCTCACACTCTTTTTCCACGGAATTCGTCGAAATTAATCGCCTTCGGTCTGTTCTCGTTAAACGGAACATAATAACTCTGCGAACCGTAACGAGAATCAAGAGTGTCGACTTGAAATTGGAACCCATAGTCGGCACGGTATTCAAATCCTGTAATATAGCCTTGTTGTTCTGAAATAATCATATCTCATTTTCCTTTACTTTGTTCCCCGCCAGCGTATCACCGCCAACGGGGATTGATATTTGAAGAGGCGGACTTTCACCGCGCCCCGTCCTTTCGGGGCTAATATAAGCGTCCTCCCCGCAAATCCCGTGCCACTAAAACAGTTTCGGTTCCGAAAATGCCTGCTCCTTTCCGAGGATAAAGTCGCAGATGAAGTTGCGGGCGTAGTCGGGGCTAATCATGCTACGCTCCTCGGAGCAAAGACCAGCAGTAGGGCTCGACTTCGATTTCATTATCGTTTTCTTCTCTTTATCGAATTGTATGGATTTACCATCAGTCGGAGTACAGTTAACAAACCAATATGCCGTTGGTTTCGCAAAGTAGTCCCCACGCAGTCTCCTGTTTTTATCAACAAGAGTAGGGGCGGAAACAAAATTAGACTTCAAAAAGGTCTGCTCGCTCCACGGGTTCTCCATTATCAACCGAATTCCTCTTTCATGAGCAATTGATAGCATTTTTACTGCAAGCGAAAAAAAATACTCCCGATTATGCGACCGTTCTAGTATTGCGTCTGTCTTTTCTTTCATTGTCATCTTCCTGTAATTCACACAACCAAAAGACATACTCATCTGCGACAGGGCGCTAAAGTAAATACACGGGAAAAACGCAAGGACTAAATCATCGCAACCAATTGAATCCCAGATACTTGTTTGCCCCCCCCTGGTACGCCTTTTCAATCTCAGCAAAAAGGTCAATGATGTGGTCTGTCTGGCCAAAGTTGTTCTGAATGTCGTAGTCTTCGGCTGGGATGCCCAACTTTATAAACTCATTCTTGAAGGTTCCCGATTGCTCAAACATGCAATGCACCTTACCATTAATTTCCATAACTGACCCTCCTTCCGTTAGCTGTCGTCTTCTGTGTACCGCTCAAAACGGCCATCACACCATACCTGCTCACTCCTATCGCTCTGGCGGCTGCCATGATAGATGGATATACCTCTTTGGCTCCGTCACGCCCAATTATCAATACCGGTCTGCGAGACGCTTTCTTCTTGTTATCGAATCCGCAATTTTGGAGATTACTAACCCACCGTAAATTCTCTACGCGATTATCCGTCTTGTCGCCGTTTATGTGGTCAACTTGCGGGAGGTTTTTCGGATTCGGGATAAATACGATAGCGACGAGCCTGTGAACCTTGAACCTCTTACGAGAATGACTGCTCCATAGTTCAACTCGAAAATATCCTCTTTGTGTTAATTCGAGCGACATAATCTTACCGGAACCGGTGCGGACACGACCGAGGCTGCTTATTTGATAACGGCCTTCATATCCCGGGATATCCTTCCAAATTTCTTTTTTCATCTTAAAACAACAATCCCCTGTTTTCAAATAGCGGTGGAAGCACTATCCTACTGGCAGGGGATGCGATATTTCTACTTGCTATCTTCCACATAGCATTGATATGCAAAGATAAGAAGAATTATTTGAATAAAGAAGGGCCTTCGTCTTTTTTCTTGACCTTTACCTTATCAAGAATGTTTTTACGGAAAAAGTACCAATACTTTGGGCTGATACTCTCACCGTGTGTTGTTCGTAGAACCTCAATCGCTCTCATAAAAGCCTCCTTCTGATGGTCTGGATTCTTAATACATACATTCACGAGAATCCAATTCGTCTTTTTCCCTTCCAACTTGCGTTTGGCTACATATTGCTCGATAGTCTCCTCTTCCGTTTCCTTAGCCACGATTTCCTGAAGGTCTGCATGATATATCTCTTGCTGGCTTGGAAAGTGGTAATTGCAATACGGGCAATCGCTATACTGCACAGGTATCATCTTCTGGCACAGCGGACAAATCTTCATCGGAGGGACACCGCCTCCCTTCGCTTCCGAATGCCAAAGCGACCATTGACGAGGCTGCTCATAACGACCAATTTTCTCGAAGTTGCAACCGAAATCCAAGCATATAAACTCATTGTTCTTCCCCTCTGCTATTCGGCTTGCCCTTCCTAAGCACTGGTACCATTTCACAATAGAGGTCGTAGAAAAGAGCACCATCACCACTTTGATGTCGGCAATATCCAGCCCAGTAGTTCCAATGCCTAAATTCACAAGCACCTTGAAGTCCCCCCTGGCGAATCCATCCACTATCTCCTTTCTTGGCCCGCTGTAGTCCTCGTCTTCGTCGAAGTTGTTCGACAGGAGATACTTCGCGCTGACCCCGTGGGCGTTGAACTCTTCCGCCAGGCCGATACACTGCTCGGAGCTGCACCCAAAGACAATCGCCTTCTCTCCAGGGCAGATGCGCAGGTAGTTCTCTACGGCCCCTACATACTTCGTCCTCGACTTGAACTTTGCCGCCATCTGGCCCAAGTTGTAATCGCCTCGTCCGTAGTCCCATTCGACATCGTCCATAGAGGGCGCATCCAGAGAGTACAACTTGCACCGGCACAGATACCTCATATCCACCAGATCCTGCACGGACGGACCGACGACCATCGCGTTATACATGAGCGCCATCTGCTTCATATGTCCGGACCTTGATGGGGTGGCCGTGTAACCAGTGACAAAGCACTTCGGCGAGATGTAATCAAAGATAAAATCGAAATCGCAGACATGCGCCTCGTCCGGCACCAAGAGCGTGACGGATTTAAGGTACTCCTGCCACTCTGGCTTCTCGATTCTCCGGCGCAAGGTCTGTATCATCCCGACAGCGCAGTTCGAGGTCGGCACCTTTCTGTGCTTTGGCGATATGATTTCGGGCTCTACGCCGAACTTTCGGCACTGGTTGGCATCTTGCTTCATCACTTCCTCTCGGTGCGCTAAAATGAGCGTTTTTGAGCCTTTCTTGACCGCAAGGGAAGTTATGTAGCCTAGCACCAGGCCTTTCCCCGCTCCTGTTGGCATTTGGCATACGATACGGCGATACTGGCCGAGGGCAACTCGACATTCGCTGATAAAATCCGATTGGTACTGTCTGAGTTCGATCATTTCAGCACCACCATTTGTCCTTCGATACCGCTTTTCTCGAGGGCTTCGACATTGTTCCATCCAAAAGCCACCAAGGCAGAATCGCACCCGGCGCTTCCTGCTTGTGTCCCGTCAGGAAGGCAGAATCGCACCCGGCGCCTAAGAAATAGTACCGCTGTCGCTTTTGGAAAAATAATCTCCTGCCAGACCTTGTTGCCTGTCCTGGCGAAGATGAGCAAAATCCCGTTATGATACTCCGCCATCTTCTCGCAGAACTGGTAGAGTGTGGGCTGGCTATATGGCGGGTTACACCAGACGCGGCCAAACCAAGGCTGCGCGAGTCCATCCTGCTCCTTCGTGTAGAACCGCGGCGCCTTAGCCGATGTAGCCGTGGCGCAGGGGTCCAAATCGAACTTGCCGAGAGCATTAACTATCTCCCAGGGAGTTGCCCATTCGTCACTGGCTGTTGTTTTCTGAAATGATGTGTCCATATTGCGGATGGAGACGGACTCGAACCGCCGACCTCCGGTTTTACCGGTGCTCTCCCATCTGAGCTACCCATCCAAAAATCGGTGCGAATTTCTCATGCCTCCTCCGCCAGTAGCGGCTGGTCTTGTCCCTCATCCGCACCCAAAGCGATTAAAGAAGCTGTAACACTTCCTCTACGGCTGACATAAATGCGTCTTTAACATCATCCATCGTAAGCGGTTTGAAGGATAATGCCATTTTTCGACCAGCGACATAGTTTTCGCAAGTCTCTTTCATCTGCTCTCTGATTTCTTTCTTGTCCATATTCCTTTTTCATTAATGTTCAATTTAAAAAGGGAGCGGTAAGAGGAACATTGCTCGAGTTGTTTCATAGGCAATCACTATTTACCATTGTCCCGCTCCCTCGCCGCCGTTAGTGCACTCCTGGGTAATTACACCGTGGTCTGTTGCCGGTTGAGATCTTGCAAGATGCCAACCTGCGTTTTGCAGTACTCAGTCATCAACTGATACATTGGCAATTTCAACTTAGGCTCATGGGCTCACGCGGCGGCAATCCTACTATAGCCCATTTTTCGGATTATGGCACTGGCCTTTCTTCCTCTTGAGGATCCAAGCGTTTGATATATACCTTCACCCTGTCGCCAACGGCCCATCTGCCGTTATCGCCACGGAAGCCAACGATGTCCTTCTTGTCGGTAAACAAGAACTTCTTGAGGTGTTCCGGTCCGTCAATAGCATCTACAATTTCTCCGATACCGATATTCTCGTAGCCATCGTCTTCGACAAACTCGGTCGCTTCCGGAGACTTCTTCAACGCGGCGATGATTGCGTCGGCCCTCTTCACCAGACCATCATATCCCAGGAAAGCGACATCGTTGTGCTCACTGTCGAAGAACATCTCCTTCACCAACTCATACCTTCTCGCCTCCCACGGATCAAGGGAATTCAGCGTGTTTTCAAGCAAAGACGAACCAAAACCGCCACCAAATGGACTCTCTACCTTGAAATCCCATTCAAGCGTCAAGTGCTCCTTAATATGTTCATTACCATCGGCGTCGATGTACGACACCCAATCACTGTGACTGCGGGCGCCCTTCTCAAGAGTGTCCCATGCAATAATCTCTACCGGCTCATCCGTCTTACGGAGACGGTATTTCAAAGGAAATAATGAATTCGTTTCCATATTACTCTACTATGATAATTTTCTCTCCGTTAATTGTCGCGACTGACACATTGGCAGGCCCAATAGAGCTCCCTACGCCCCAAAGCCTATCCCACTCGCGGATATATATCTTCGTAGTATCTGGCAGACCGGCTTTCTTCGCTGCCTCAACCAATGAGCCTAATGTCACCATCTTCGAGCGATCCTCGAAGACGGTCTTCGGCTCCGACCATACCTTATATGCGCCGTGAGGGATGGTGAATCTCTCAGTTTTATCATCCCAGATTTCGACCGAGATATCTTGCGGCAATATAGATAACACACGACATCTCTTTCCTGCGTTTGCGCCCTTAATCGGCGTCACGCCATATTCAAACATTTCTTCCGTTGTCATTTTTTCCAATTATTTTTAGTGTAAACAAATTCTCTTGCCTCTTCTTTTGTCTTAAAGTTACACACAAATCGCGTAGAATAGCAATCCCCCTGCACGAAATCATACTGCCACACGCCCCACAACGAACCGTGGGGCCCATACTGATACTGTCCTAACACTGGCTTTGGCATCATATCTTTTCGAGCTTTAATAGGTGCCAATAGCTATCAAGATTCGTGCCAAGACGCGCTATCCAGATAGACCTTATCACCGAAAATGGCTGCCCCCAATGCCTCTGACAAATATCATCGCACCGCTCGCTGTCCTCGGGCATCGTCCCCAAAAACACGGCCTTGCAGACATTTCCGTCCATAGTCCTAAACTGCGGCTCCACATACTCCTCGCGCTTCCAAAACGCCCATTCGATGGCGTTGCTCGGGCAGAAAATCACAGGGGCATATTTAGCGTCGATGCGATATTCCACCACAACCCTATTTTTCTCCGAACTCTTTTTTGACATAAGCAACAAAAAGGCACTCTGTGGTACTGAGCACATCGTGACCATTACCCTCCAAGAGCGCATATTTCTTCCATTGAGCAAAAGCCTTATCCCACGAGATGCCGTAGCGCATACGGCATAGGATATCGCATAGACGATCCTGCCGTATCAGCGCCACGCTGTCAATCTCATATTCCGGCCCATTAAAAAATCGCAAAATATCACCTTTCTTTGCATTGAGAAAATCCTTGGTCTTGTTATAAAACAAGCCATAGGGAAGCAATATATAATCCAACTGCATCTCCCCCGGTACTCGATGAAGAGGCTTAAAAACTTTCTGCCTCGAGGTCTTTAACTCGAAATGTTTTCCCAACACGATACTTCCTCGTTAAATCATGTATAGCCAATTCAAATGCATCAAAAGTCTTTGGGTTCATAACTCTGTCCTCGCCCTCCGACATAGGACTGCGCCGAAACTCATAGACAAATTCCTGCATATAGGAAATCCAATCATTCAAAGAAATTTTCTTTAAATGGTTCGACATAGGCTTCCAGTGAATCTTGCTCGTGGCCTTAAAAATAGCCATCCCGCTCGGATTCGGATAATCCAGCCATTCCTCAATACCCATCAGATAGAAGCGCATACAGTACGGCAAAAAGTACCACAGGTAGTTTTTCTTCATTATCTGATAGATATAGCCCTCAGAAAATTGGGCAAAGCGATTCCTTCGCCCCCAGCGATATAGCGTAAAACGCCACATCTCCCAATCATAGTCGTCAGGCTCGCCCAAAACACCGAAATCCCACGCCTCCTTGTGCCTCTTAAGAAAATCTCTGGCGCCTTGGTCGTCTTGATACTCCTTGGCGTCTATGACTCCCTGCTTGAAGCAGAGGTCAAAAAAGCGCAGGATAGTGGGCGCGGTCGTTCTGTTCAACAGACATTTCATCGCTTCTTCAACTCCCCGTTCTCAACATACCATTCGCCCTTCTTGAAGTCTGACGGATTAATAGGAGCATCAATCATTTTGTCAAACAGAATAATACGCTCCCGCATTTCGTCGATAGATGCCTCGTAGTCCTTCCGATAAAAATGGAAAGATATTCCTCGCCATTTGGCAAGCGGAGAATCTGTGTCAGAAATAATATCATCCCACTGAGGTATATATTTAATAACAGAGATTACTTCAATCGAGTCCTTTGACAAAAACTGTCCAAGAACCTGGTCTCCGTGATCTTTCCATACATGAGCCTTCTTTTCCTCGTAGGATGTAAACTCATCACCGAAGAACTCTTGCTCGGTGTTTCCTACAACCGTTTTGTATTCTAACACATGATTAATCACCCCATCTGCGGCGAAGTAAGCATCAGGAGATGCACCAAAACGGCAAAAATCTGCAGTCCAAAACGGGATTTCGGGCAAGTCTTTAGAATAGACAAGGTCTTCAAGGTTCCCGCTAAAATTCGATTTAACCCATTCATGAATCATCGGCTCCTGTTGGTTGCCGACTTCCATCGCGTGTGCAAAGACGGGGTGCGAAAAGCCGTGCTTTCGCTCCCATCTTTTTGCCCTTATATATGAAAGGTTGGTCTCTATGATACCTCCCTTTGCGCTCGTTATTTGTCCGAGTTCGCTCGCCGTAATCATCCCGAGGCGATTCTTTAACCATCTTGTTTCCTTATCCATCATCTTCTGTTGTTCTTATTGCACAATGATAACTTTTTTCGATTACCGTGCCGCCACTATATAATGGCACTTTCGTGTCCGACCATACTTGCGCAGACAAGGGGCATCCTAATGTCATCTCGGCCTCTGCAAGCAAGTGCATAAACGCCTGACGGTAATCCTCTAAATTCTTCTTCGCCATCCTAATCAGGGAAGTCCCCTAACTGCTTGATAATCTCCTGCCGCACCTCGTCCGACTCGAAGTCGTACTTCTTCGCTATACCGTCAATGTCGAGCTTGTTGTTCTTCGCCCAAGTGACGATAGCATCAACCTTGTCGGCCGTGATGACCTTCTTTTGGGGCTCCGGGTCAGGATCGAGCTTAGATATGCGTAAACCTATCGTCATATCACCGTCATTAGGGTCCCGGCAAGGCTCCGAATCCAAGCGTACGGCGAGACCCATTCCCGACAACAAGTCAATCCTCCCAGCACACGGCTGTCCGTCGGACACGATTACGTCCCAAAACCTCTTTGCGAGCCGCTTCCTGCAGGTGGAATTCAAAAGCATAGGCTTGTCGATTCCTTTGAACTTGCAAGTCCAACGCTCGTGATCAGTCTTACCTTGTATTTTCAAGGTCTCATGAAACTTGATTTCCTCGATAATTGCACGAGGAATGACCCCAGATGGGCCTAGGATCTCGACACCGATATAATCGGATTTGGATCCACGCTTGTAGTATGTTCCTATTTCTGCCATATCTTTAATATTTGTATCTCCAAACATAACCCACACAAGTGTGCTGACGACCAAGTACACAATCTCTTAAAGACTCGCGACGAACGCCAACTTGTCGAGCAGCCTCGCTAATCGAAATAAACTCATCAATAACCGTACCATCCTTATCAATCTTTTTTAAAAAAGCGCCCGAATGTTCGGTGAGTGGTACGAGCAAACACCTACTTATCCGGGCCTTTATATTTCCACATCGCCATCTCGTACTTGGCGATAGCAAAGGTAGGTAAATTTTACTGACTTTCCAAATCATTTAGCGGGGGTTTTTCCCTCAAATTTAATGCCACTTTCCACTATCTTCACCATATCGTTATACGACACAGCCAAAATACGGTCATCGGGATTTGCCTTCATATAAGTCCAGAAGGCATCCGACTCCTTGTAATAATGCTTTTTCAGCAGTTCCTCAACATTAACCTTCATTCTTGCGTACCTCCTTTACCGCCTTTTTAAACCTCTTGTCGATATCCTTCTCTGCCTTTTTCCTCTCTTTCTTTGGCTTCTCCACAAGTTCCTGCACCTGTTTCACCTCCTCAAGCGCCATCTTCTCCTCGGTCTCGTTTTCTTCGACCTTCGCGCTCTTCTGAAGCCGCGCGTCATACTTCTTCAGCGCCTTTACAACATCATTCACGAAGCCCTGCTCCGTGGTAAGCAGCATACCTACGCTATACACTATCTGACAGAAGCCTTCGACCTGCGAATCGTCCTTGCTCGCAAGCAGATATGCATAGGGATGCTCGGCAGCAATCCACCGCGCCTTCCAGTTGCCGCTCAAGGTCTCCACCTCGAGCCAAAAACGTCTGAATTTCCACTTGAACCCGCCGGCCTGACCTTTGCGGATGACGGGATTGGCTATATTAAACAGCCACCACTTCTGAACCTTCCTTAACATTTTCATTTTTCAATAAATTTATGGATTTCTGATATTCTTCCCAAATCGACATTTCATACGGATAAACCTGCGGCAAATCCATAACGTTCGCAATCGCACTTACCCCATAAAGCACAGTACATCTATCAATGCCCAGAGCCTCCCCAATCTTGCTATGAGAAAAGCCGTCGTGCGCCATCTGATACGCCACGAGGAATCGCCACTGAGGCCATGGTCTCTTGCGTGTCTTCCTCCGTATATCCACCCCCACGATTTCATTCATCGCCTCAACATACTCTTCCGCCGGCAAGTAGGGCTCCTTCGCAGCCGCCCTCTTCGGGCATCCACCGCCAAAACTGCAATATACACAGCGCCTCTTCTCCGGCGCTACATCCCAGATACAACGTCCCATACTATTTTATCTCCTAAATCAGCATTTTCAGGTCTCTCATCTTCCGTCAGCCGCCAATCTTTCCACCATTCGGCAATCCTCGCGCCGCTCTTTCGCCAATCCTCCACGGCATCCAGGTCAGGATATAGCCTAAATCGCGCAGAAATGCCCCTTAAATTAGACTTTCCTCCGCAGGCTACCCAACACTTGTCCGGATACGCCAAACTCGCCAAAAGCGCACTCTTTTCTGACTCTAAGCAGCAAATCTCTCCACTCGGCGGCATCAGATGCTCTCCGAAGAAGGCCCTCGCCGAATATCCGTCCCCAACTCGATACTCCCGACCCATCGACATCGTCTTTATCCTATGGCCATCCTCGCCGTACCATGCAACTTTGTCATGACAGATGCGCCCCTTGCCGTCAACATACCAAAACACCGTTCCGCCCCGCGAATTCGCGGTCACGTTATACCTGTTCCATACCTCTCTCACCTTCTCTTCTGAAAACAACCCGCACATCCACCGGAACAGTGGACTCAGCGCCAAGTCATACTCCTTCGCTCCTCTCAGCGCCGCCGGATCCACATACTTCACCTCTTTCACTGCACTTTCCCGATATTCGCGCCTCCATTCCATATTCACCGGCTCCCCCTTGATGCGGCCAATGGCCTCCTTGTAGTCCGCTGCGCCGCCAAACTCCACAAGCCATTGCGGCAGACTCACGCACCGCCCTCCTTCCTCTTTCACCCAGACGCTGCCCTTGCTGACAAACACCTTAAGCTTATCCTTCCTGCTCACGTGCCGGTCGCCGTTCAAATAATACGCACCCTCCAATCCCCGACCGTGCCGATGCAGCTCCATACCCATCAGCTTCGGAGCATTTCCTATCGCCACTAAAGGGTCATATTCAAATCTAAACCTGTCAGCACCCATACTCAAAACGGCAGATCACTATCCAACTCTCCCGTATCCACGCTCTCCACTTCCTTTTCTTCCTTCACCTCGCTCTCTACCTCCTTCACGGGCAGATAATACCAATATCCATCGCTTCGGCGTCTGCAGGCGAAGCCCATCTTCTTGAACATCTCCGAAAACGCCTTCTTGTTCTTAGGCGTCTCGTTCCAGTCATTGCAGTACCGTATATACTCGCTCATCCACTCCTTCATCGACTTCCAACCCTCGCCATATTCACGCGTAGGCTCGCCCGCATAGTAGCCGTGGGCATCTATCCATCGCCTCAGAGAGTTCGCGTTGCGCTTCATCTCATCAACAACCTCCTTGACCGAGGCGGAAATGTCAATCTTACCTCCGTTGGCCATAAATTGCTTGTAACCCTCCAGCATCCAGTTAAAAATCGCCGCCTTGACCTCGGGAGCCTGCAACTTCATCTCCAACATAGGGTCTTTATCCCTATCGTCGATGTGATTCGGCGCCATTATTATCAGAAAACGCCTGAAATAGCCCTCGGTATCGTCAGTCGTCGGCGGCAAAGCATTGCAGCAGCACAGCATCAGCGGTATCTTGTCCACCTTTGTCGGCCTCTTGCTATACGGATGCCGTCCCGTGAACGCTCCACCGGACACGAACTGCTTGAAATCGCCGCCCGAGAAGTCCTTATTGCTCACTTCGTCGCAGTAATTCACTATCTTGCCGTTGACATCCGCCAAGTGGTACTCCATCTGGCTGCTCTTGAAGAGCTGCTCCGGCGAATATGAGCTTGCCACCGCAGGACCCAGGGTGTTAACCACAGCCTTGCAGATGATACTCTTGCCATTCTGCCCCTCGCCGACCACAAAGGTGATGTACTCAATCTTGTACTCCTTCCTGTCCGCCAAAAAACACCCGCAATACTGCTGGAAGGTCTGCCGCATGGCATCATCCGATATCGTCATCCCCAACACCTTGTCCCATAATGCAGACCGCGCGTCCTCATCATAATCAAAATCAAGCACTATGTCCGTCTTATACTTGACATCAAAATCTTTCAGTTTCATCGCCCGCAAGTCCAATACGCCATTCTTAAAGCACACATATTGCCTGTCAGGAACAAATTTGCACCGCTCATCACCGCGGAGTCTGTTCAAGCAGTAATCCCTAACGAGCTTTGCGCTGCCCGTCTGATATACTATACCTACATTGCTCTCTTCCATCACCTCGATGATGATCTCCAACATCGTCTCCTCAATCATCACCTCGAAATACTGACCGTTGAACACATACAGCATCCCGTCCTCATCCACCTTGAAATAGTCGCAGCCGTCATTCTCATCCATGCCGCATACATACCTGCGGAACGACTTGCATAAGCCCGCCTCAGTGCGCTTGTTCACGCGCTCATCCGTGAGGCCCGAGTCTTCTATCGCGGGACCAACCGTGGCTACCAGATAGTCTATTATGTGCTTGTATTTCACTGAAACTTGCGGTTTTTCAATAAAAAAAGCCGAGACAGACAGGAACCCTCCGTAGAGGTGGACACGTTCCCATCTGCCCCGGCACTATATCTCCTCCTGCGCCGTGTCCATAAGCGCGGATTGCAAAATTATAAAAATCTTTCAAATTCGTCCTTTCGGAGCACACGTTTCCTATTTTTCAACATCTCCACCCTCAGACATCCGCAACTCCTCGTCGCTCCGCTCCTCAAATTGCCCAGCGACGCCTCAAATTCCGTGCCGCAGTCACACCTCACCAGCCACCGGCTGTTCCTGCACTTCTCGCTGCCGACCCGCCTTACCAAGACAAGCCGCCCATATCGTTCTCCTGACTTTGCCATAGATCCCCAGATGAGACTCGAACTCACATCCCCTCCAGCGACTGCTTACTTTTGCCTTCGGAGACCTCCATAGCTGGGGAATTGCGGGTCTTTCCCCGCCGTCAACATATTGTTACATAGCATTTGCTACTCATTCGGAACCCCCTATCGTCTCACGACGACCCCAGAGCGCCCAGATGCCCTACTCGTAACCGAAAAATCGCTTGCGCCACAACAAGGGAGTCCTTTTCTCCCCATTGGTTTAACATCTGCATACTCGGAAACCCTGTAGCCAAAAACCTTTCTGCATAGAGTAGTATCGAAAGAACGTTAAACAGAGTTTTTTCTTCGCGGTGACGGCGAGACTCGAACCCGCATCTCCCGACTGACCAACATAAACATCACATTCCATAGCCAGCGGACGCTCATACCATTTATACCACGTCACCCTTCGCGGAGCGACCCCAGTTCCCCGTAGCCGCCCCCGCAGTCTCTCCTGCCGTCACCGACGCCTGCAATTGAGCCATGAACATTACGCCCGAACCCTTTATCCGACATCGCCACCTAATTCAAGATGAGGAGCGGCGACGACATATTGCAAGCCTACCCTGTCCGGCGTGCTCGGTTGGCACCCCCGCTTCCATTATTCGGGCAACCTCTCCTGTAAATCCCCAAAAAATTTCCAGAAGTGCTCTACGCATTCGCGCACGGAAGCGAAAACCTCCGCCTCCGTAAGCACCATTCCACTCTTCATCTGATACAAAATGGCAAATCCGTCACAAACATCCGCGCCGTTCTCGTCGGCGAGAACACCCGTAGCGATAATTCTCACACTCTGGATGATGTCCTCATCCACCCTGCTCTCCGCAGTGTTGAAATATGCGACCCGGTCGCAAATGGCAAATTTAGTCTCCATTCTTATATATTTTAAGTTTATCGTTCATCTCCGTTTCCGGAGAGCTTACCACGCTTCTTACGAGACATCAGCTTCTCATAGTTCATCCTACCAATCTCGTCCAGATCAAACCCCAAGTCGTGAGCAAGTGTGGCACAATACCAAAGTACATCACCAATTTCCTTCGCAATAGCCAGCTTATGCTCATCATCCAACTCGCTATCACCTCTCAGTATCTTCTTTACCTTGTCGGCGGTCTCACCGGCTTCTCCAGCCAGTCCTAGGGCAGGATACATCACTCTATATTTCTCCGGATAGACCGCAGTCTCCAGAGCTCCCTTTTGAAATTCATTTAGTGTCATCTTTTTGTTTTTTTATAAATCTTCCTGTCTTTTTATCGCGTTCCATATTCCTCATTCTATTATGAATTGAAGTGTGTTCAGATTTTGTTACTATCGCCAAATTGTTTACATCATTATTATTATGATTCCCATCTTTATGGTGAACCATATATTCGCGTTTTAAAACATGAAAATCTCCAATTATGTCAAAACACTCTTGTGGAAAAAGCATATAATTTTGCTCAACAACCAGTCTGTGTTTAGGTATTCGCCCGGATTTATTAGCATCTGGACGGTCTGGGGTATAAACCATAATATCAACTACTTGATTGTTTAGTTTATTAATCTCATTTCCTTTAAACGAATCATTCTTTTCGCCCTTAAGATTAAACTGATGGTTTTTATTCCCCGTCATAAAATCAACCCTAGCAATACTTGCGCATTTTTTAGAACAAAAAAAACCCATTGTTCTAGGATACCTCTCCATAGCCGATTTTTTTAAATGAAATACTTTTCCGCATGTACCACACACAACATTAGCCGTCGCATGTAAAGCTTGATTTTGACAGGCCGTACTACAATACTTTGCCTTATTCATTCTCCAATGGGGAACCTCGAACTCGGCGCCACACATAGCGCACACTTTTTTAATCATCATAATATTCTGACCTTAAAATTATTCTGACCAATAAAAGCAGAGAAAGGCGGTCAGAATACCCTTATCAATCGGTAGCTGCTCCGATCTATCTCTGCTACAAATATGCAAATTCCCTTGGTGTTATCAAAATTATCCATATAAAACAACTTTCATTTTATAACATCTATGTTACAGGCGACCCTTCTATCTTAGCAATCCACATTTCACCTTCACGCTCCAACACGACACCCTCCGGCTCCACGCACTCCTTCCATATCTCCCGCCAAAGACACTCCTTCAGCGCCTCCACAGCCTCTTCGGCAGTCCTGCCTTTCCCTATCAGTTCCATATCACAAATATAACCAATAATATCCCCCGGTCTGCCCCTTCCGGGCCAACGCCGCACGCACGCTCCTCACATCCAGCCCCACAGCCTCCGCGGCTTCCACGACACTGCCGTAGCGGGCCACCAACTCCCCCTCCTCATCATACTGCGCCACGACGCACACCCTGGGCTTCGGTCCCCTCTTCGCCGGCCTCTCCTTCTCGTCGCTCCACTCCAAGTTCTCCGCGCGGTTATCCCTCTTGTTTCCATTCTTATGCACCACATACTTGCGCCCCTCCGCGTTCGGCACGAACGCACGCGCCACAAGATAACTTACGAGCCGTCGCTCTCCATAGAGACTCACCCAAACTCCGCCGACAGCCTTCAGCGGAAAGCCTCCGCTAAGCACCACGCCGTCTTCGCGCACGCTATACTTAGCGTCGATCTCCTTCTGCCGTATATGCTCACCGAACATTCTCATAACCCGCATCCGCCCTCAAATACCATGCCACGGTGATATCCCGGACCTCGGAAACTTCACCTTTTTTTATTTTTTGCAAAGACTGCCCCATAGTCACATACCTACGGTCGCTATGGTCCAGCACCGCAATGGTCCACTCTCCGCCGTTCTTAATCCTTATCGCATACACACGCGACACATATTTAAGGTCCGGATTGACATCCTTCAGCATCCTCGACACCGTGGATACCGACACCCCGAGACCGACGGCAGCCTCCTCCAGAGTCTCCCAGACCCCCGGAGCGCTCCTCCTTACTATAACTCGCTTTCCCATGTGTGACAAAAATTGTCAAATTCCGAGAGCAAAAATAGGCACTTTTTTCGACTTTCCAAGCCTTTTCGGCGCAATCGTGTAGTTTGTGTTTTTATAACGAATTAGACACATCGCCACAAATCAGCACTTTACATTTTTCCGTGAACTTAGTGTACGAACTTTCCTATATTATGCCTCTGTAAAGCCATTGACCCCCTCTTCTAATAAGCACCTCTTCCTTATTTAATATATTTATACATTTTTTCATATAATAGATAAGTAATTGATAATCAATATATATTTAAAATGTAGGTTCAGAGAATCTGGGAAAATCAGTTCATTTCAACAAGACTTGCAAGTTCGGGTCAGAGCCGCTTTTCCCCAAAAGGCAAAATTTCAAAACAAAAAAAATTTCAGAATGCCACACCGTGTCGCTGGCTTAGATATATTTTAAACCCCTTACACCCTTTTGATTTCGAGTCCGTTAAAAGCGAAATACAACCGTTTTTGACGATTAACCAAGCCTATATAATAGGTATGTACCTTGCTATACAAGGTACTTTGTAACGCAAACATCGCGCGCCGTTCTCGCCCAGTATTTTTATAACATTTGCGTTACATAGATCCCTCCCCCAAGTAACACGCTATATATTAGCGTTTTATGTTTTTGCGCTTCTTCCAACTCGCTCTATATCAATAAATTAGCTTATTGTTGATAACTTTATTTTGTTATATCAAAATATCGATATATCTTTGCTTTTGAAAGTTAAATCTAGTAATGATTAAAGCAGCCGCGGGGCCGCTCTCGTGTGGGGGCCCGCAATAGTATGTCTAAGTCTGTTAATCTTTTTACCTCAAATCTCCAAGGTCGCGCCCTTGTTGCTGAAAAAGCCGCAACCCGTAAAGCAACCGCCGCTGCATTGGCAAACTTTGCCGCGTCTATTGACGCAGAATTTAATAAGGTAATCAAAGACCAGGACCAGCGCGCGCGCAATGTCGCAAACGCCGCGAAGGGCCGTTATCAGAC